CTGAAGGTCAGGTTGCGCCTGCTGCTTCTTCCAAGAATCCTCCAGCATCTTAAGGTAAGCAGGGTCAACGCTGACGTTCGTGTTCGTTTGCGTATCTGACATTTTCATTCCTGTGTCGCCCTTCTATTTTACATAGAAAGTTTAAAAGTTATATTACTAAGTATAAATACTATGTTTAGAATTATGAATTGTATAAATCCTTTAACTGAAAATATATTTTCTAAAAAATACCTAAAAGTATTCCAAATAAACCACAAAGAAAAAAATGAAGATAAAATTTTATAGATATAAAGTAACCAGACCAGATGGATCAGCATACTACACAAGATTCAGGAACCTACCAGAGCTTGCAAAAACAGCTTGGAGAATTCCCGATGAACATACAATCGAATCGGAAAGTATAGACGCTGAAATTGCCATGACTCCAGATATTATTAAAAAGTTCTTGGCGGAACTAGGCGATATGCTCGACGACTATCAGGAATGCAGAGAATATTGTGATCAGTATAGGTAATAAAAATGAATAAAATTACAGTCAGACAGCCGACAATCATATCAGATGGCTCAATATTAAAAAACAGAGTCAATAAACCAATCTATGAAATAGCTTGCAGCACTAACAGCCCTAGACGCTTCAAGCAGTTCTTAAAATACTTAAACTTACCGGACGATGACAGCTATCAAATAATCATATCAATCGGCGGAAAGATAGTAGCAGCTCAAAATATAGACTTTGAATGATCCCTATTGATGGTTGCCTCTTTTACTTAGCTTTTTGGAGCGTCTTAATCGCGCTATGCTATTACCTATGAAGAAAGATTTTCACCCACTGGAATATGAGATTATGATTTCAAGGTTTACAAAGCTTTGCATGACTGATTTTTGCATGAGGAACCAAGAACAGCTCGCGTACTGGTGTTTGCAATCCGGTTGGACTCTGAAAGAATTAACCCACTATCTTTTTACCCTAGAAAGAAAGTGGCATAACCAACTACTCCAATAATACTTGGTGTCCTGTCCAGAACTTTAAAACACCCCCGAAAAACGCAACCCTCCTACCCAATCTGCCGGTCCACCGAAGTGAAGATCCAGTGCCTCGTGTCCGCGACAGAACTCCAAAAAACCACCCAAAATCACCTCCACCATCTCAAATATAAGCCCTAACCAGCAACAAATTTTCTGGTGGGACGCCTTGTAGTCAAAACCGCCTTGTAGTCACTTCGTAGTCACCTTGTAGTCACGTTTTGACTACAAGGCAGAAAGCTAATAGTCTTAGCAGCTTAACCTAGCTTTTAGCTATAATTATTCACCTTGTAGTCAAATTATCACTTATAGAGACCCACACATATATATTTTCTATATATATTCTATATATAGGTGTGTAGTATGGTCTGCTTTCTCGAATATTGCACTGTTGCACCGTGTTTTGGCCCCATCCTTGGAAATATCAACTTGTCTGAATTTGTATATCTACCCCCGTGCAATGGTGCAATATTCAAAAATTCCATCTAAGTGCATGATTACAAAAGGTTTTTACGTTTTGAATCTTGCACTACTTGTAAAAATGGGGAGTAATATTCAAATTTTATCCACTTGTGACCAGGCGGGCGGGCAAGACGCCAACGACGATCCGCCCCACCCAGCTTCGCATGAGGGCATAATGGAGAGGCGGCCAAGTTGAAGCCCTCAACGCCATACCAGCATGGCTCAACATCAACACCACCACCGACTCAAAATGATGACCGCCAACCAAGCTCAGCCCGACATGCAGGGCCACAAGACCGACGCGGGGAAGCAGACCATACTACACACCTATATATAGAATATATATAGAAAATATATATAGAAATCAATAACTTACGTTGTCTCTCCCTGTGTTACATTTTGTTACAAACCGCCTCGAATATTGCACTGGCTTCGGTGCAATATTGGTGCAATGGTGCAATATTCGACTGAGGCAGGCGCAAAAAAACCGCCCGAAGGCGGTTCGCGTGAAAAGTGGATGGCTACGCCAGCTTCAAAAACTCGGCGGTCTTGCGTCCCGCCTTGCGCTGCTCGACCAAAATCTTACCGGCCATGACAAGCTGGTCAATCAGGTCCTGACAGCCCGCCCCATTGGTCTTCAGTGCCCTGTTGACTTTGAAACGCGCCAACCACTCTGTTTCAGACAGCATGGCCAGCACCCGCTGCGTGTCCTTGCCTGTGTCAGTGTCATCGTTGGCGCGCGCGTAGCGGATCTTGAGTGCCGTGTCATCAGCCGCTAGGGCAAAACCATACAACACATGCTCGGCCGTCCTGTGGCCGCCATCTGCCATCCCCAGTATGAGGCTGATCTTGCTGCACATCTCCCAACTGCGCCGCGTGATGGCCTCCATCCCTGTATGGCTTCTGTGCAGCTCACCCAATTTCCAAAAATGCTCATAAGCAGCCTCCAGCAGCTCAGACGCCTCGGCGCTTGTCGTGACATCAACGAAATCTCCGCAGCGCTCCACACGTCCGCCAGGCGGCTCGCTGTGCCCGCCGTGGTGCAGTGACTGCAGACGCATCACGATTGAGTCGTCCAACTCGACCTTTGAGAATCCTTCTTTTTTGCGTGGGTTGGTGTTGTCTTCTCGCAGCACCAAGGCGCGTGCCACGAAGCCGTTTTTCACGTTGTCTGGAGTGATCGTCGCATCGAACGTGTCTGGCGTCGTGGTGCCCATAAGGCTTAGGAATGGCTCCAAAATCCCTTGGTCGGCGTCCTGGATCGACTTCAGTGAGCGCGCGATTTCTACCTCTATCTCAGCCGCTTTGCCGTCCCCTGTGTCGAGGCGCTTGTAGAGCTTGGCTACCTCGTCTTTGAGCTTCGTTTTGATTTCCTCTTTCAAGTCGCCGGTGATCGTCAGGATTCCGGTGGATTTTGAGTAGATTTCCATCAGCGCTCCGATCACGCCCGTCAGATAGATGGCGCCGCCACTCTTGCTGGCCTGCGCGATCTTTTGCAGCATGATGCCGATCTCGTCGATCAGGTAGTATGCCGCCTGGTGACGTAGGAGGTTGCGGTATATTTCCTGCTCCGACTTGATCTTCCCGTGCATGGCTTGAGAGACATTGACGCGCGAGAAAAGCTTAGTCACAGCCTGAAAAACGCTTTCTTTTCCAGTTCCTGACCCCGCGACGCTGAAGATCATCATGTTCAGACCCATTCCGTCCCTGGCGTCCCGGTGTCGCATCCCACCCAGGCACGACAGCACATAGAGTGCTGCGCCCGCGGATATAGTTGGCTTCGGATAGAGGCATTGCCCCTCGATCCAGTTGTACAGCCGGCCGGCGAAACCAGGCAGGTCCCACGGCTTGATCCCTCGCGCGCGCTCTAGGATGTTTGCACCAGCCGATGGCTGATCATCCTCAGCAAACACTGGGTCTGGCTCGAACGTCATCGACTCGACATACCCACCAGCTTTCGCGTGCATCAGCAGCGTTCCGACCGTTACCACGGATTTGGACTTTCCAAAGCCGTGCCACCGATAGTCAAGCGCGCCGGCATCGTAGCGTGCTGCATCCCTGGCGCTCATGGCGTCCCACAGGCGTAAACCTTCTTCGCTGCCGCCTGTAGTGTGATGCAGCGCCATTCCGCACTCGATCCACTGTTCGTAGGTCAGCTTATCGACCTGCACCGCATCGGCTATGGCCGACAGCTCGCTTGCCTTGACCTCGCGCACCACGCCGTTGATAACGCCCGCATAGCTGTTGGCCTGCGCCAGCTTTTGCAGCAGCGCAGATGGTGCGTCTGTTGTGTCGGACGGGTCGCCGCGCAGCAGCTCATAGTCGCGCCCGCTGGCGTGCGGAGAGCCGTACCCCACGACAAAACCGCTCGTCTTAAAATCCAGCCCAGGATATTCCTGCAGATTCTGCCGGTAGTTTGTGCCATCCTGCGGCAGCTTGAAATAGTAGTGCGCCGACTGCCCACCCGATCCAGTGCGCACCACGAAGCAGGCGGCATCCCGAACAGCGACGCCCAGCGCGCGCTCCAACCGCTGGATTGACTCGTGCCCCCCGTTGCGCTCGTCCACATCCACCACCAGCCAGCCCGTCACCAGCACGCCCAAAGCCGGGTAAAGCTGCCCCATCATCCGCATGGCCTCAATCTGCTCAGCATCCCACATCGGCGTATGCTGCCAAGCGCTGGCTACAGGGTGCTTGCCTACTGCTTTGCACTCGACGTGCCCGCACCCGCAGCCCAGCGCATGGCCCGGAAGCTCTAGAATGCGGTGCAGCGGCATGACGCGAAAACCCGCCGCCATGTAGCGCGCGTAGGGCAGCGCGGCTTCCTGTTCAGGTGTTAGCGCCTCTTCGTCGAAGTCCTCGTCATTGCTCCACATGCGTCACCCCCTCGTTATCATTGCTGTCTTGTGCGCGGCAGTCATCAACTGGCAGCCTTCCGCCTGACTTGACGTGGATTTCATACTGCTTGCCGATAGGCGGGTACTCGCCCCACGTGTAGATGCTCTGTGGCCAGATCCGCAGGGTGTGCGCTAGTCGCGCCACCCCTCCAAAATATTCGATGGCCTGCTTGGTCTTCATGATTCAACTCCTTGCGTTGGTTGCCCGCATTGTAGCAAAAGAAATTTTGTCATGTTTTGTTGTTGCTGTAGGTTTTTCGCGCTATAGTTGAGGCACCGCAGCACGAAGCGCGGCAACAAGAAGGAGAAGAAATGAGCTTCCTAGCCAAAGCGAAAAAGCCAGGCGCAAATCCGGCGCCGCCCATGATCACTGTTGTGTCCAGCCCTGGCGCTGGCAAGACCAGCTTTGCAGGCATGTTCCCGCAGGCACTGTTCGTCCAGGCCGAGAGCGCCGGCACAGTCTTTGAGACATGGGAAGATGACGTGCAGCCCACCATGCTGCCAGAGCTGCCAAAGGCCAGCAAGGATGACGCCGGAAACGTGCGCGGCAGTCCCTACGGCACACTGATGGAGCAGCTCCGAGAGGTTGCCACTGCTGAGCACGATTACAAAACCCTGGTGATTGACACAGTGACGGCGCTTAGCCGAAAGCTGGAGCACGAGATCGCGCTTACCGATGGCGTGGCCACCGTAGCCGATGCAGCTGGAGGCTTTCACAAAGGCTACTCCCAGCTCGCAAGCTGGCACAGCGAAATCATCTATGCCTGTGAGATGATCCGCAAGCGCCGCCAAATGGCGGTCGTATTCTTGGCCCACGCTGGCATTGTCAAGATCAAAAACCGTCCCGACGAGGGCAGCGAGTACACGGTCTACGGCATCGACATGCACAAGGACAGCGCAAGCGCCTACATCAGCAACAGCGATGCCGTGGTTTACATCCGCAAGGAAGAGTTTATCCAAGGCGCCGAGAGCAACCGCAAGGGTCAAACCACGAAATTTGGCCGCGCCATGCAAACCGGCGACCGCGTGTTGATCACAAGCGGCGACGGAATGGTCGGATACGTAGCGGCCAAGAGTCGCTACCCGATGCCGGTAGAACTCCCGCTGCCGCAAGGTGAAAACCCGCTACTGCAATTCATCCCTTTTTTCAACAAGCCCGCATAAGGAGCGCGCACCATGTCATTTTTCACACAATCCAACGGCAAATCCGTTCAATCCACCGGCAGCTTCGAGAGCGGCGGCGGACTCACTCCGATCCCAGAAGGGACCCAGGTTCTCGCCGTCATTGATGAGGCCAAGTGGGACACCTACCAAAACGAAAGCTTCGTCTCGTTGCGCTGGTCCATCGCCAAGCCGCAAGAGTACGCCAACCGAAAGATTTTCCAGAAGATCAAGGTCATGGATGCCGATGCATCCAAGCGCGACAAAGCGCTGATGATGCTGGCAGCCATCGACACCAACGCTGGCGGCAAGCTGCAGGCGGCCGGCGTGCAGCCCGATACGCAGGCGCTCGCGGCCTCCCTGATGAATCGCCCTATGATGCTGAAGTTGGGAGTATGGGAAATCAAAGAAGACAAACAAGGGCGAGAGCTGCATCAGTCGGAATGGAAGTCCGGCAACTGGGTTTCCAGGGTCGCACCACGCCCTCAGGCTGACCAAGCCGCACAAGCTGCTACGGCACCTGTGCCGAAGCCAGCACCGAAGCCTGCGCCGGCGCGCGCTGCTTTTGATGATCTTGACGACGATGTGCCTTTTTGATCATTTTTAACACAATAAACCATACGGCGGCGCAAGCCGCCATCCAACAGCAGCAAACCATGTTCGACCAACTCCAACGCACAGCCGCTTGGCACGAAGCCCGCAAAGGCCGAATCACCGGCTCCCAAGCCGGCGCATTGCTTGGCCTGTCCCCGTACCAAACGCAAGCCCAAGCCATCCGCGCATGGGTCCGCAATGCCAAGGGCGCCGAGTCCGAGATCCTGGACAACCCGGCTTTTGCCCATGGCCGCCGACACGAGCGAGCCGCCCAGCTCGCAATGATGCGCCATGCTGGCATCACGATCAATGACTGCGGCTTTCTGACCTATGAGGATTGGCTGGGTGCAAGCCCGGACGGACTGACTGATGACGGAGGGGTCGCTGAAACCAAGTGCCCGTATTCGTGGCGCGCTTTGGTCGCACCCGAGCCGAAGCCGCTGATCGAGCTGCCGCACTACTACGCCCAGGTTCAAATCGAGGCCCTGTGCGCCGGCAGAACGCATGCCCACTTCGCCCAGTACCGCCCACCCATCGGCGACCCGCTGCAGGCCGACTACGAGCCCGAGCTACTGCATTACGAGCGCGTCGAGGTTGACCCCGAATGGCGCGCACACTACCTGCCAGAGCTGCGCCGCATCTGGGAGATGCTGCAGGACGAACTTGACAACCCAGCGCACCTTGAGCCGCTGCGCGTACAGCTTGACACGCCCGAGGCGCATCGCCTGGCCGACTACATCACAGAGCTTGACGCGTCAATCGAACAGGCGACAGCCGCCCGCGCTGCGGCACTGGAAGAACTGGTGAGGCTGGCCGATGGCAAGAACGCCGAGGTCGCGGGGCGCAAGCTAACTCTGGTCAAGCGCGCCGGGTCGATCAGCTATGCGAAGGCGATCAAGGCGCTTGCACCCGAGGCGGATCTCGAGAAGTGGCGCGGGAAGGCCAGCGAATACTGGCTTCTCAAATAAAAAATCAACAACAGCAAGGAACACAATGATTAAGCACTTCACCCGCAACACCACCGGGCGCGACTTGGTGGTCGGCGACATCCACGGTCATTTCACCAAGCTGCAGCGGGCGCTCGACGCCGTTGGTTTTGATCCTGCTTCCGGCGACCGCCTGTTTTCGGTCGGCGATCTGGTAGACCGCGGCCCCGAGTCGGCCAGCGTGCTGGACTGGCTCGATCGGCCCTGGTTCCATCCCGTCATCGGCAACCACGAGGACATGGCAATCCGCTGGGGGCTGCCCGGCTGCCGCATGGATCGGGAGTTGTATGCCCGCAATGGTGGCGCCTGGAACATCGCCAACACCCCGGCCGAGCGCCTAGCCATCTCCGACGCACTGAGCGCGCTGCCGTTGGCCATCGAGGTCGAGACCGCCGAAGGCCTGGTCGGCATCATCCATGCTGAGCCCACGGAAGACTGGGACGAGCTGCGCGCCATCCTGCAAGACGCCAGCATCCCGCGCTCGCAGCTCAAGGCGCTGCGCCAGTGCGTGCTCTGGGACCGCTCCCGGGTCGAGGAGGGCTACAAGTCCGGCATCAAGGGCTTGCGTGCCGCCGTGGTCGGCCACACGCCAGTCAAGCGGCCGAGCTGGCTGGGCAGCGTGCTCTACATCGACACGGGCGCCTGGTCAAGCGACGAGAAGCAGTTTGCGCTGATCAACCTGGCCACGCTTGCGCCGGTTGCGCCACACCTGGTTACGGAGTGACGCCATGCGATTCCAGCCACGCGATTATCAGCAGCACGCTCACGACGCCGCAATCCAGTGGTGGAAATCCACTACCACCCCATGCGTCATTGAAGCAGCCACTGGTGCAGGCAAGAGCGTCATCATCGCCATGTTGGCCGAGACGCTGCACGGCCTGTCAGGCAAAAAGGTTCTGTGCCTCGCGCCATCGGCAGAGCTGGTGCAACAAAACAGCGAGAAGTTCAAGCACTGCGGCGTCCCGTACTCCATATACAGCGCCAGCATAAGCAAGAGCCTACGCGGGCGCGTCATCTTTGCCACCGAGGGCACGTTCAAGACCCAGGCCAAGCGCCTAGGCGGCGAGTTCGCTGGCGTCATCGTTGACGAATGCCACCGGATCACACCGACTGTACAGCGCATCATTGCCGACATGCGCGAAGGCAATCCGAACCTGCGCGTATGCGGCTTGTCCGCCACCCCGTACCGGCTCGGGTCCGGCTTCGTGTTCGCCCAGGACACGCAGGGCCGCACCATGCCGCCAGACGTAGCCCGCGATCCCTACTTCGCCCGACTGGTGTACTACATCGGGGCGCCAGAGCTGATCGGTCGCGGCTATCTGACGCCCCCCATCGTCGGCGCAATCCACGCCGAGAGCTACGACACCAGCGGCCTGCAAACCACGTCTGCGGGCACTTACTCTACTGCCACAGTTGAGCGAGCATTTGAGGGGTGGGGTCGCAAGACGGCCCAGAT